CTGGCGGTTATTCCGAATTTCCGGAATAACGCAGTGATGTACGGTCGTGCTTTAGAAGGGGCCCTTATCTGTCCTGTAACTTTCAGGAAAGGGTAAGAGCGCTTTCTAGTACGGTCCTCGGTAGCTCCTGGTGTTAGAGATATACAACGAGCTAGCTCGTTATATACTTCTGAATTTACGTCGCCGAGCAGCTTCCTGACATAGTGTTCCATATCAAGAAGGTCATTTCGAAGTTCCTCAGGGATTCGTTCCTGATGAAAATAGAAATGAAGCAATCTTTTATTGCTTATTCGACAAATCTTCTCTGCCTTTTCGAAAGCTGCGAATGCAACTTCTTCAGCATTCTCGCTGACAAATGCACTATTCTTCTTGAAAATAGCTGCAATTTGTCTAAAGGTTTGAAGAACGTAAAACTCTTGATCTTGATATTCTTGATCAAGGATAACGCCAAGTTCACAAATCGATGGTAGATTACGTGAACGCAACAATCCAAGAACGCTCTTCAGCGCTTCTGGATAGTCTTGGAGCAGTGTTTCAGCTAGCTTCCGGGCAATGGTCCAGGGACATATTGCAGCATCTCGCTGCAGCCTAGATGAAGTGGCCATTTTGGTCTCCTTCCTATTTCTTGAATCGACTTCAGGTTAGAATAGCCCCACCCAACTTAGCAAAGCTAAGGTGGTAGTGAGGACGACGCTAACCACGAGCGGGTCTTTACCTTTCCGTTTAACAAATAAACGGAGAGCTACGATCACTGCAGGTAATCCTGCGATGAGACCATAGCAGTAAATTCATCACTCGCAACGAAGTCACGGAAATCCGCCAAGGCGGCGGTGATATCCGCAGAAATAGCGTTTGCCGGATAACGGCAGCTAGCAAGAAAGACAACCTTGGATGCCAACAAATCACCATTGGCATCTTCGGTACCGAATACCACCTGGATTTCCGAACTCGCGTTCGACTCCTGGGTGGCGGGAACCTTCCGCTTCTGAATGAGAAGCATGGGTTTTTGAACCGTATGTCCTGCAATGGAATACGTTCGTGAATTCTCTTTATCAGAGAACTCCGTGATGACAGTCGTAAAACTTGCCATAACAATTTTGCTCCTTGCAAAATAGGTTGTGTCAGGTACGGGAAACTTTTCCCAGATTGATCAAGATTGCAGACAAATCTGCTATCTTTGACCAATCTAACCCGACTGAGATTTGCGGTACGAACGATGGTGCAGGTGAGATCGGTATTCGTG